ACATCGCAGCGTGGGCGGGTGACCGTGAAGACCGTCAGTACGTGGTTGATATCGCTGACTTGTTTATCGCAACGGGGCTACGTCCGGGTGAGCTACTTGGGTTGCTGTGGTCGGACATTGACTTCAAAGCCAGGACACTCACAGTAACGGGCACGCTGGTGACCGACAGCGTCAACGGGTTCCACCGCAAACCAACACCCAAGTCCGAGGCAGGCGAACGCACCCTAGTCCTGCCCGAGTTTGTGTGGCCGATGCTCGCACGCCGCAAACTTGCCGCGGAGAACGAGAAGGTGTTCCCTGGCCGTGGAGGGGTGTGGCGTCGTCCCCCAAACTTCCACACGACGTGGAAGGCTGCACGCGGCGAAGAATGGGCTTCAGTGAAACAGAAAGACTTTCGGACTGCGGTGGCTACCCTTATCGCAAGGGAGTCGGGTTCGCTTGCGGCGGCTGGTCAGTTGGGCCACTCATCGGATGCCGTGACGACTAAGTTCTATATCGAGAGACAGAAGACTACGCAGGACAACTCGGCGGTTCTGGACCGGAAAGCAGGGCAGTCGTAATGACGGACATACACCAACTACGAGCACAAGTTTTGGATGCCATGGACAAGGTTGAGAGGGCATGGAAAGAACAAGCCCCGGTCGATCCTGAGTGGCTATCTACAATCCGGGCAGCTACCGCAAAGTTCGTGCTGAGAGCTGAGGTTTACGCTGCTTGGCAGAAGAAGCAGTATGGGACCGCCAATGAGTCTTAGGAAGTTTCGTGCGTCGCTAAGCCGGTTATTAGCCGAGTAGGGCGGGTTGGGAATTCACCAACCCGCCCTTTTTGCTGTCTCGAGGTGTTCTGTATGGATACAGAAAGTTCCACTTGACTACAGTGTATATACACCCTAGTGTTGAGGTAACAGCAAGGGAACAAGGCAAGGGGAACACAATGGAAAAGCTCATCGCATCAGCAGCCACCAAGAACACTGACACCCTCATCGGAACCGGGCTCATGCTCGTAGGCATGACCAACAAAGCAGCCCGCATGGCCTCCGCCGCTATCACCGAAGTCCTCGTAGCCCGCCACCCCGAACTCGTCGCTGCCGCCGAAGCGTGGGGCGAAGACCTCGACACCGAATTGGACCTCATCGAAGTCCTCGCACTGGAACTCGCCGCATGAGCAAAGGCACCACGCACCGCACAGTCCGCATCGAAGACGGGCTGTGGGAACAATCCAAAGCAACAGCCAAAGAACGCGGAGACAACCTATCCGAAGTCATTAGGCAAGCACTGATCGAGTACAACAAACCATTGGAGGGCGAATGAACATCCCTGACGAAGCAGTAGAAGTCGCAGCGAAGGCTATCTTGCGTGGCACAGATGAAGGCCACCACGCCTACAAGATCGCATACGCAACCCTCGAAGCCGCGGCACCGCACCTCATGGCGGCGGCGTGGGAACAAGGCCGTGAAGACGGCTACCACCACCGACCCAACCCATACAAGGAGACAACATGAACATACCTAACGAAGCGGTGCAAGCGGCTCGGGCCGTCGCGGAGGAGCGTTACGGGTCACGGCCAGATGCGGCCTACCTCCGCACGGTACTCACCGCAGCTGCCCCGTATCTCCGTGCGGAAGCGTGGGAAGAAGGGGTCGACTCAGAGTTTCAACGCTCCGTCATGAAGCGACAACGCGCAGCCAACCCGTATCGTTCTGCGGGGGCCGGGGAATGAGGCGTTGGCTGCGGCAATTGTTCTGCACGCACAGCAGCCGCTCATGGGCGACAGTGCCGGTTGATGACTCCACGACGCGAACGACTGGCGGGTGTGACCGTTGCGGCAAGTGGATCCCACCTGGCTGCAAAATGTGCGGACGATGATCCGACTTAGCATGGGCCCTCACCTTCGGGTGGGGGCCTTTTGCGTCCCGGCAGGATGTTGCCGAACAAGGGTGATTTGGGGTGCATGACTGGGCAACCGTGGGTGTATCGGCAACATGGTGCCTGTTTCTTTTCCGGCCCTTTTCCGGCCCCTGCCCTATTTGACGGGTACTTGATGGGTGCTTGATTCCCAGTGTTGGCGCGGAAGTTGGCAAGCTTCAAGAATGTTTGCCATACAACCATCCTTCCACAGGCTTGACTCTACGGGAAACTACGGTATGGAACGGCTTACTTCGTTGAATTGGCAGGGTTTTCACAGGTTAGCCATCCGTTCCATACGGAACGATACGATCTAAGTTCATATGCTTTGGTGAATAAGTGGCCCTTATCCGACACGTTTTGTGCATTTTGCTCAGACCCCCGATGAGGACACGAAAAGGGCCCCCACCGGAATTGGTGAGGGCCCGCTTACTGGGTGCTTATGCCAGGCGGTCTAGATCATTGTGCGTGTGCAGTTCATTCCGCTTGGCGATAACAGCAGCCTCAGCGTCTGCCAGCTCCCGGTAGTATCCGACGTGAACGTTCTTGCCGTTATGACCGACCACCGCCCGCCACCTGCTTTTGGCAGTTATCCACGAGACACCTCGGATGCCTGACGTGCTGAGAACTGTTGCCCCTTGACGGTTCTCACCGTTCTGTTTCCGTGTGGCAATGCGCAGGTGCGCTGGCCGTACACACAAGCGAGTGTGGCAGACATGATCAATCTCCATGCCTTCCGGGATAGGCCCGTTCTCCAACTCCCACGAGTACCTGTGCGCTCTAACATCTCGGCTCTTTACGCCGGCCTTGAGCCTGCCCTCAGGGTATTCCCTCAATGTGTGAGTACCGTAGCCGTTCGCAGACTCTCTTGCCGTCCAAAGCCAGCAGGTTTCCGTCTTGTTGACCTTTGCCCAGAACCGAGCGAGCGCCTTTGCCTCGTACTGCTCGATGGTGAAGTGGCGGTACCTCACGGGCTTTTTGGGTATGCTTGGCATATCGACTCCTTACCTAGTCGGTCACGCCTCCGGATGTCGCAAGCATCGCGGAGGCTTTTACATGGTCTATTCTATCGTGCATCTGTTCCATGTAGAACGAACCGTGCTGCAAGACGACAAAAAGCCCCCACCAGCGCGAGGCTGATGGGGGCATTCGGTTAGGGAACAAAACCGGTCTTATTGGCCCACTCGGCGGCTCGCCTACACTGATGCGATGGGGAACGCTGAAGACGTCAAAATCACATGGAGTGACACAAAGCCGGAGGGCATGGCGGAGGAACTCCACCCGTCATGTTCGAAGTGCGGAAGGCCTGCGCCATACGCCGTATCTGTGCCGGAAGGCGAGGCCGTATCGGAGGTTCGGTTCGCCTGCCCGTTCTGCGGCCACATGAACCTGCTGCCAGGATCGTACGAAGCTGTCCGCGAGGGCGGCAGCCTGCGGATGGCGTTCCGGGACATGACTCTCTCAGAGCTGATCGCTCTCCGTGAGAAGCTCCGCACACTGGCCGAGTCGGAAGCGACCCTTGACGATGCAGAAGAAGCCGTTGCACCTCTGTCCGCAGGTCTAGCGACCTGGCTCAAGAGCAGGGAAAACCGCGATGAGGTTCGCGCTACGCTCACGCTGCTGCTGACTGCTGTAGGCATCGTCATCGCGACCATGACATATACGCGAGCATCTTCGCCGCCGCCTGCTGTCGTGGAGAAGGTTGTGGTTCAGCTTGAAAGCGGGCAGGTAACTGACCGCGGCCTACCAAGGCGTGCTGAATGCTGGTGCGGCTCTGGTGCCAGATACAAGAATTGCCATGGGCGAGCTGGGCGTGATTCGTCGCCTGCTGTTGGATCACCGTAGAATTCGTGCAGTTGATCACCTTGGGGGAATTTTGAGTACTGTCATGCGCCGCGCCAAGCGTTCACGGAAGAGCGTATTGCTCCGCGGAGCTGTGGCTCTGGCCGTCGTGCTAGTGCTTTCGGTGGGCGGCTTCGTAGCGGTGAAGCATCTGCTGCCGGACCCGCCCTTGGCGGCCGTGACCGCTGCCGCTGCTGAGGTCCACGAGCTGGGTGGCGATGAGCCCGCCGTCATCCTGACACCCAAGGCCCCTAGCCGGGGCATTGTGCTCTACGTGCACGGCAACAAGCAGACCGAACGGGAAGTCCTGTCCGGCCTAAACGTCGCGCCACTAACGGCGGAACTGCTCAAGGCCGGCTACACGGTGGTCTCTTCGCGTGGCGCCGGGAACGCATGGGGGAACCCTGCCAGCCTGCGGACTTACCAAACCCTGATTTCATACGTGCGCCAGGTTTCCCCCGTCGATGACCTGTACCTGATGGGCGAGTCCATGGGCGGCCTGGCATCACTCAAGCTCGCCGGATCGGACCCTCAGGTGAAGGCGTGGATCGGCTTCTACCCGGTGTGCGACACACGCACGCTTCAGGACCAGGAGGACCTGCGGGAGGGCATCGCGGATGCCTACCCGGACGGCAAGGGCCTTGAGACGGTCACACCCGTGGCCATCCCTCAGCGCGTGCCGCTGCTGTTCTTCGCGTCACCGGATGACACCCGCGTGCCGAAGTCCAGCAACACCGATGCCTGCGCGGCGAAGAGCAAGAAGGCTGCCGTGGTCACCACTGAGGGCAACCACGGCAACGCATCTAACTTCCAGGCAGACAAGGTGCTGGCGTTCTTCGACGCGGCCTAGACCGTCGTGCCGGCGCCGTCTTTCCAGTTGGTCCCATCCGACGTGATGGCCCTGGCGAGCGTGCTATCGAAAATCTGTGTGCCCGCGCCTGCTGATACCGGCGATGGACGGCCGGCCGTCGTGTAGACAGGCAACCGTGGGATCGTCGCGTAGGTATCAACGTTCGATACCGTCTGGGAGCCACCGAACAGGCCGCTGCGGATCGGCTTCCACGATGTGTGGTTGAAGTCCTCCAGCGCCCCTGATTCGGCGGACTGGTACAGCGTCCAGCCGTCAGCCCGCTTCCCCGTGGCGAACGTGAGGTTGTACAGCCGCAGCGGAACATGCGTCGAGACCATGACGCCTGAGGGCGTTGTGGTGAACGTCGTTGACCTGGCGTTCTGCTGGAACATCTGGCAGATGTTCTGCGTGGTCTTGTCCGCGCCCGAGACGTTGTAGGCCATGATTCCGTCAAGTCCGGTGTTCTGTGGGAACGTCAGCGCCGTGACTTCAATCGCGGTGTCGCCTGCGTACATAGACGTGAACGCCAGCTTGTAGAAGTACCGCTCGCTGCGGCCGCGTGAGTAGAGCATCCGCTGGAAGGTGCCAGCCGCGGCCCGTGCCCGGATACCGTTTTCGAGCAGCCGCCACGATGGGTGGTCGGGCTGGCCGATAGATTCCAGATCCCGGCTTTGCCACAGCCGGTAGTTGCCGATGCCCTTGCGGGCGGCGTCAGGCAGGTAGGACAGCGACTGTAGTTCTGTCGAGGATGACCATGTGATGTTGAACGGGTAGTCCCCGTCCAGGTTCAGGTAACCGACTGCTCCGTCGTTGTAGGCGGAAGTCATGACGGTGGGGTCCATGAAGCCGGTGCGGTTGCTGGAACCGTAGATTTCGGCGGGCGCGGGAGTGGCCGAAAGGGTCTTGATCCACACGCGGTCTGACGTGTCGCCGGGGGCGCGGGAGAGGATTTCCAGCCGGTAGACATACGGCTGGGCCGCCTTCTGCGGGGAGTCGATGACTTCCTCACGCGGCACCGCGCCGAACAGCACCAGCCGGGCGTAGACCTTCGTGTGCGCCATGTCCGGGTGAACACCGTCAACCGCCCACGAGGTGGCCTTGATCAGGTCCTTGTACCAGGTGTAGCTGAGTGCCGTCGTCTGGATGTAGGGGATGCCGAGCGCGGCCATGGCGGACTGCGCAGCCCTGTCGTACTCCCAGTAGGCCTTTTCCTTGGCTGCGGTAGACAGTTCCTGCTTGTAGTCCTTGACCGTGGTCATCCACGGGTTCACGACAACCACTGCGCCACGCGGCGTCAGCTGGCCGGTGATGGTCGCGAGGTTGGCGGCAAACGCCGCGGGCGTGGTCGCTCCGGTTGTGCCAACGTCGTTGGCGTAGCGCACGTCATTGCAGCCGAGGGCCACGACGTAGAGGTCGCAGGCCGGGTCAGCGACGATGCCCGCCATGTAGGTGCTGATGAAGTCCCCGGTGGTTTTGCCGCCGTGGCCGTAGTTGACGAACGTAATGTTCGGGTAGAGGGTCTTCCACTCGTTGTACCAGGGGTATCCGCCGTTGGCGTTGCCTTCGGTGATGGAGTCGCCCGGTACGCCGACCCGCCCGCCCGCGGCGTTGATCGCTTCCAGCTTGGACTGGAGGAAGGCACGGGAAGCGTCCGGCTTGCCATACTTCTGCAGCACTTTGGCGGTGGCAATAGTGGCATTTAGTGCCGTATCTTGCAGCCGGTCAGGAAGGTTCGGATCCTCAACCTTCACCACCCCCGGCAACGTGAAGTCATCCCCCACAGAAACAAGTCGGTTGACCATTGTCATGCTCCAATCAAGTAGAAGCCCGGATTGTCCGGGTCGGGGGTAACAGTGCCGGCGCGAACCTCATTCAACGGTTCCAGCCAGGCAGGGTACGGGGACGGCTCCGGGGCGAGCGTGTCAGGGTCAATCTCAACAAGGTCCGCGTAATCAACCGATCCCACATCGGGTACAGCGAAGTAACGGCGGCGGGCAGGGGAACCAGTAAACGACTCAACCACCGCCCACACCCAACCATCAGCGGACGGCTCAACATCCACATCCACAGCGCCCTCAGTGAGGGTCACGCTGAACCCGGCAGGCAACACCACGGCGGATGGTAGAAGCCCCTCAGCAGGGACAACCCGGCGATGGGTGGGCTGCCACCGCAACGAACCCACAGCAGCAGCCACACCCCCATCCACGGGCGTTTGAACAAGCACACGAACAATAGTCATCAAGGGCTCCTAGAACGTGAACAGGCCTGGGTTATCAGGGTCGGGGGCGAAAGCCGGGCCCGCGAAGAAATACAGGCCAGCGTTATCCGGGTCAGCGGACAAGCCAGGCCCGCCCGCCCCGGCGTCGATCTTGGCCTCAGCCACGCCGATACGCCCAGCCAACACAGCCTCAGTAGCCTGAGCCGAAGCAATAAGATCCTGCGCCTTCTGCGCGTTCGCTGCTATCTCGTTATCGCCGTTACGGATCGGCTCGTTACCATCAGGCTTGCGGAACCCCAACGGGGTCACAGTCACACCCATCAGGGCCTCCTACAAGTTAGGGAGTTGCTTTGTCAGGTGCCAGCCACGGAACAAAGCGGCGGATCAGATCATCAACCGCCGGCAACGCCATGACACGGGTGATACCAGCGGCCACAGTCAGTGACGTAGCAACCCACGGAATACCAGGGCCCAGCCCGGCTGCCTGAATGATCAGAGCCCACGCCGCGGCGAGGCCCACGATGAAAGCGAACGCCGTCCGGATCGTTGCCCGCCACGGATACTTGGTCTGCGTACTAGGAACAGCAGCTACGTGATCCGCCATTACTTCTGCGCCGCCTTGATAGCGTCAATGCGCTTCTGGTTTTCCTCGATGACCAGCATGAAGCCGGGGTGACGCTTGCCGGCGTCGTCCTGCCAGCCCTTGTACGCCAGTGCCTTGATGTACTCGCGGGTTTCCCTGCCGTCCGCCTCAATAGCGGAGATGATCTTGTTGACTTCTGCTGCGGACAAGGTGTCCTCCTTGGGTTTCGTCGGGGTGCTTTGGGTGGTGATGGCGCCGGAAAGGACTTTGTTGATGGATGCCCGCAGGCCATCCATTCCACCCGGCCAGCCGGCGGGGTCGATCTTCCCCTCAGAGCTGTACTCGTAGTGGGCGAGTTGCAGGCGAAGTTCCTCCGGCAGGTGCCCGAGATAGGCGCGTTCCAGTGCAGCGCCAAGGTGCGGGGCTACCCTGATCTGATCGAGCGTCCAGTCCCAGGGGATGATCCCTGAAGACTCCATCTCGATACCGATCAGGTAATGGTTGCCAGTGTCGTCGGGGATCCCGGCAGCGGAACCCCTGCCCGCATGGTTAGCGACACCCGCGGCCACAAGGTAGACGGTGCCGTTACGGCCAAACACGATGTTGCACAACGGGCCAGGAAGGTCCGAACGGCCATTGACGCACAAGCCAAGTGTCGGCGCGTCCGAACCCGCGAACTGTCCACGGTTCGTTGCAGTGTGATGCCACAGCACCCCGCGGACTTCGGCAAGATCCCGACCCGCGTACCCACGAGTAGCCCAGCCGGGCGTTTCAACTACAGTCAAACCAGCAGCCCTCAGGACTGTGGCAAGGTTAGAAAGTTTCATGTTCGGTCCTAGTCGTACAGCCCCTCGGGCCATTCAGGCGCGGGGGGTGGCTTTCCTTCTTCGATATGCCGTCTCAACTTGTTGATGTAGTTATCCCGGATCAGCTCACGCCGCTTCGACTTCTGCTGCTCCGTTTTCAAATCGTTGATGTCCACCTTCATGGCGGCTATCTCTTTGTCTTTGGCTTCCCGGTCGTCTTTGATCTGCTCCTGCAACTGATCAATCAGCGCATTCTCAGGCTTGCCCTTGTGCTGAATCTTCGCCGTCAGCCACATGCCACTCATGCCGAACAGGGCAACAACAATCGGGGAAACAATCGCCCAATCAATCGTCATCGTCACCGCCAGGCGGTTGGACGCTCCTGAGCATGTCTTGCAGGGCGGTCACTTTGATGAGGAACCCAAACACCAAGCCCGCGGGCGTCAGCCAGCCGATAGCGGATGACAGGACAGAGAACTGGGTGAAACCGGTGCAACCCCACATGATGAGGTATCCGCAGCCCCATGCAATTGCCAGCCCGACGACGGCGCTAAGCCCGTGCCGGGTGTGGCGGTTTACCATGTCCGCCACACAAAGGACCATCGCGACGAACCACACAGTCGCCCACGCACCCAACAGCCTGCCGTCAGCGGTCAGGATGTTCTGCGCCGGGGACAGTGAGTCAGGGTTCGTTGTTGCGTAGTAAAGGCCGCGGGTGAACGAATACACCGCACCAGCAGTCAAAGCAATATTGCGTCCGATAATGACGCGGCGGCGCGCTCTTACATCAAACATGGCGGGGCTCCCCTGGTCTTGGCGTATCGTGGTTTACCCATGCGGGTGCCCTCCTGTTTAGGGTTGCTGGTTTGGGATAGGGTGTGCCCCTGGATAGCCGTCCGGGGGCACACTTCCTAGTCGTCTTGCGGGCGAAGGTCCGCGTAGAACTGGGTGTAACTCGGGAGGGTACTCACCGTGCTGGTGACCGATCCGGTGATGACTTCGATCCATGCCCGGATGAGCGGGTCCGTGTCGGCGGCGACGTTCAGCCAGCCGGTTTCCGCGGTATTGGTCTGTAGGTACGCGCCCGGCGCGAGCCACGAGATGGGCGCTCTCCCCTGGGCGTTTGCCACTGTTGCCGAGTTCCCGGAGACGGCGGCGTTTACCGACAGGACTCCGGTGGAGATAGAGCCGCAGTTCACGGCTATCCGGACCCTAGCGTTGAAGCTTTGCGGGTAAGGCTTACTGGTTCCGGGAAGGGTGTACAGCAGCCGGGACGCCGTACCACTGACGTTCGCGAACTGCGTGACATCAGCGTTGATTCGGCGCGGGGTGCCCTTGTACTCCCAACCAGAAGCCGTCGTCACCCCCGTGTAAGTCTGAATCCACCCATCACGGTCAAGACGACAAACATGCATCCCCACAAAAGGGGTCAGAGCATCACGCTCAGCAACACTGTTCACGTTTGTGACAACATGAATGCTGTCTGCCATGTCCGCAAGATCAGCAGTCAGGTT